TTAGGTAGCTTTATATTTAGCCTTACCCACATAAAGTTTTTATCGCCAGGCATCGCTCTAAAGTTTTGTTCAGGCATCTCTTCTTCTACGGCAGCTGCCTCATAATTTGGATATAACTCACTAGGCTCTATACCAAATACATCAGCAATTTTTTTAAGGCTTTTCGGCGATGGTACGTTTATTGCCCTTACATATTGTGATATTGAATCTCTGCCAAGGCCAGCTTTGCTAGCTAAATCACTTTGGTTCATATCTTTTTCTTGCAGTAAAGCATATAAGCGTTTTGCAAATTCTTGTTTCCTGATTGATCTGACACTTAAATCAACATCAGTAGCAACGCCACTAATAGGCGATCTCCCACTTGCTTGTTTCAATTTTTTCTCCATTACAAAATTACAGTTTTAAGATTTCCTCATAACAATGTAACTGGTGGTGCTTGTTGATTATCAGTCCAACCATTAAGAGAATTTAGCCTATTCGTATGTTCCAGTTTTTTATATTTAAGTTTTAAACATCTTGGTTTTCTTTTATTAGTTCTTGAATACATTTTGCTCCCTTAGATTATTTTATTCTCGTGATGCAAGCTACAACACGAGTCCTCTCTATTTGTTGTTAATGTATATCGACAAATACTACACATCAGAAATTATGTCTAGCTAAATAAATTCCGTAAAGAAAAAATTTACGTTTTTTTAAAAAAAGTTATTTACTTGCGACTCATTCTCATGTTAAGTGTTGAATATAACAATCTACAAAATCAATAAAATGGTAATTATTAATGAACGTTAGCCTAAATACAAAAAAGATAGTTAAAGAATTTGGGGGAATGACGAAGTGCTGCAAAGCACTAACGCAGAACGGCAATCCCATAACGTTAGGTGCAGTTGATAAGTGGCGTAGACGTAACGCAATGAATCTAAAATCTCTACTTATGCTAGCAGTTATTGCTAAAGAAAGTAATAAAAGGTTTGATTTGTACGATTACATATTAACGGAACAAGACAATGAACAAAAAAAATAAAATTATAGAAATACATGTTGATAAGTTTTCAAAAGAACAAATGGCTGATATTGAATATTGCAGATCGGTGTTTTCTCAATATGAAAATAACATGGAACAAAATTTTGATAATGAAGATGTGCAAAATGCTTATGTTTTACTGCAAAGAATTAGAATTTTGACAAAAGATAAAAACCCATCTGTTCATCAAGCAGCTTTATCTGCAATGGCGATATACGGAAATTATTTATATGGACAAACCGATACTGCAATAAAATGGCGACTGCAATCTTTCAATCACAATGCAGAAGTTTTTAAATTAATAGATGGTGAAACTTAAAAATGATTATTTGGGGAATAGATGTTGGTATAAATGGTGCGTTGACAATGTTTGACGTTGAGAACGGCGTTCTTGATATACACGATATGCCGATTGTTGAACGCAATGGCAAGAAAGTTGTGTCAGGACATTTGGTCAGCAACATACTTAAAACCCAGTTTGGCAAAGTATATATAGAAAGAGTAGGGGCAAGACCAGGACAAGGCGTGTCGTCAATGTTTAGCTTTGGTAGATCAGCTGGTATTGTCGAGGGCGTGGCTATTGCATTAGATATGCCTATTAACCTTGTTACACCACAAACTTGGCAGCGAAAATGTGGAGTGCAGCATGGTAAAGACGCAAGCCGTAGCCGTGCTATGGAAGTATTCCCAGCATACTCACAAAGCTTTGCAAGAAAATCAGATGACGGAAGAGCAGACTCTGCTTTAATTGCCTACTATGGCGTTACTTATGGAGAAAATGTTGAAAGCTACGACCAACAAAAATAGAAATGGGTTTGAAATACATGGCATAGACCATCTTTCTGCATCAAGTGTAAACAAAGCTAGAGAAGCTTTTGATGTATGGCTGGTGGATAAGCTGGGTGGAGCAAAGTTTCCTACAAATTTTGCAATGTGGCAAGGCAAAGCCGTTGAATTAGGTGTTGACCAAAACGTTTATTCAGGCAAAGAAATAGATTTTTGTATTAGATCAGCATTAGATTATTTCTCAAAGCATACAAACTTGTTACCTAATTATGCAGAAGAGTATGCAAAGAGAGAGCCTATTATAAAAAGAATGGTGCAAACTGGCATACAACAATTAAGAACAATTGGCGTACCAAAGCAACCAACACTAGGCGAGCAACACAAAATAGAAATACCAGTTAGATTTGCCGAGGGCGATCTTGGCACAATACCAGTTATAGGATTTTTAGATTACTGGTTTCCTGAAGAAAATATTATTGTTGATTTAAAAACTACGGCTAAAGCACCAAGTAAATGGACGCTATCACACGCAATACAAGCGTCTTTGTATAAAAAAGCTATGGAAAAAGAAACTGGTAAACCAGTTAAAGTGCTCTTTTTATATGTTTTAAGCAGACAAAAAGATCCTTTTGTTTGGCTGGAATTAGATGATCCAACGTCATATCTAAAATCATTTAAAAGAACAGTCATGCAAATGGAAGCTTTTTTGTCCGATTATGACGATCTTGAATCCATGTTGAAAAGAGCACCACACAATCCTGATAGCTTTTATTGGAATGGTGCAGAAGATGTCCTCCAGCAATACTACCCATAATGAAACAAATGATGAATTGCAGAATGATTTTATTGAAAAAGATTATCACGAAGTTGAAAAGACTCCGTGGGAAAAACTATGGTTTGGCGTGCTTATGCAACAATTTAAAGACGCAGAGGGTCTTGATAGTACACGACCTGAAATTCGTAACAACGCAAAAAGAGCAATCAATTGGCTTTACAACGATAGCCAAGATTTTAATGACGTTTGTATTTTGGCTGGGTTTGATCCCAGCTACACGAAATTGCGAGTTCAACGATGGTTGAAAGTGCAATATCCCCATCTACTCCGAGATGGCTGGTTCGTTCCACCAGATATGGGAACGCTAAAAAGGCGAAAATAAGGAGATTGAAATGCCATTAGAAACTTTAAACTCAGGTGGTGGAGCAGCGTTTATACGTTTCTCTGCTGAATTAGACCAATGGTCAAGGTCAAGTCAATCAGGCGATCTAGTTGATATTGAATGGAATAGTCCAGTAATTGTGGACATTGAAAATATACAATTAGGCTGGCTAAAATTAGCTGGTGGGCGTGATTGGATTATATGGCCAAACAATGACGTAAAACTTGCACAAACTTTAAAGCCAAGCGAAGAATATAAACAAGGCTTTAATGTTAGGTTTTACTCAACAAAGCTATTTGATGACGAACCAATAAGAGAATTGTCAGCAAATGGCGTAGGTATATTTAGCTTTGTCAAAGCAGTATATGATGCTTGCGAAAAAGATTTTGGTAAAGGACAAGTGCCAGCTATCAAGATTACAAAGAGCACGCCAACTCGTATTGGTAAAGGCAGCACTAAAATACCTAACTTTGAAATTGTTAAATGGGTTGATAGACCAGCTGAATTGGACGGCGAAGAAACTCTTGGCGATCCAAGACCAGCTGAATTGACACCAGCACCAGCGAAAGAGAATGTCTTTGCTGATGACGAAATTTGACAATCAGTTATCCACAAAATTAGATTGGGCAAAGTTTTGGAGCAATAAAGGTTTTAGCGTTGTTCCAGTACACTATGTCCGATCTGATGGTAGTTGCTCATGTCCGTTAGGGCATGACTGCCCATCTCCAGGAAAACACCCAGCGCCAAAAAGCTGGGGTGTTTTTCAAGAGAAGTGTGCAGACGAATATACTTTGGAAATGTGGTTTAATGGACGATATAAAGATTATAACTTAGGCGTTGTTACTGGCAAAGTATCAGGCAATATATTTGCCGTTGATGTAGATACTAATGAGGGCAAACTTGGTAACGATAGCTTAATGGATTTATGTATGGCAAACGATGATTTGCCTGAAACGTTAGAGCAGCTTACTGGTGGTGGTGGCAGACATTACCTATTTAAAGCACCACAAGATAAAACAATTATTACTGGAAAGAATACTCTTGGATCAGGAATAGATACAAGGGGAGAGGGTGGATTTATAGTCGTTGCTCCCAGCAATCATAAATCAGGAAATAAATATAAAGTAACGCATCACTCGGATATGGAGCAAAGTCCACAATGGCTTGTTAATATGCTGGACGCACCAACATACACTCCTGATGCAATGCAAAACGGCGAACAAAATATGTGGGGCGAGCATATTGATGGCCGTGAGGGTTACATGGTTAAATTGATTCTTGGAACAATTAGATCATGGTGGGGTCAAAAAGGTATATTGCCTACAGTAGACCAGCTGGTAGAGGAAAGCTGGCCAATATATGAAAGCAAAGTTAGAGCAAGAGGCGAATCTCTGGACAACGATAAGCGTGGCCTCGATCTATTTAAACGAAGATCTAAGTATCAACTATACCGAGCAAGAAAGAATGAACTTAAAATCTTGCATAATGTTGTAGCTGGATCAGAAAAACACTTGGAAAAAATCAGGAATCCTTTAAACCAAGTGTCGGAGGAGGGTAGTGTCTTGGTCGCTCCTGATGCTACTCCTCCTCTGCTTATTACAGATTGGGGAATGCACCGATACGCTGGCAAAGCACCTGAACAAGAATGGCTTATAGATAATATACTGCCAAGGCGTGTTCCTGGACTAATTGCTGCAATCGGTGG